AGATAAATTTACGAATTCCTTATGAAGGTTCTGATTCACCAATAGCTCAATATGCTAAAAGACAAAAACCATTATCTGGACCATACTTACCTTTAAAATTTATGCCTAATATAATTCAAAAAATTGTAAAAGAATATGATGGTTTAGTTTTAATTAGAGAAATAGCATCTGGTAGAAGGACCCAAGGAACTATGTGGAATAAAGGTCGAGTATTAGCATTTACAGTTGAGGATCCTGTTAGAACTAAAAAAATATTCAAACAAACAGCTATTCCAGGAACTTTAGCTATAAACCAAGATAATGATCTAACAGTAGATGAAAAAGGAATATACACAATTAACCCAAAAGATCCAGGAGCTTATAATATAACATTTGATAATGGTTCAAATGATTCAGGGAATATGCAACAAAATTGGGCTAAATTTCCTGAAGATCCTAATCCTGTCATGCAAGCTGGGGTTTTACCCCGTGTTGGTAATGATCTTACTGCAATGAATATTAAAACAATTAAAGGATTTGATGGTGGATTTGATGGAATTAGAATTCACGCAGGAGCTAATGAAAGTTGGACTGATGGGTGTATTATAGTAAGTAGAGTTAGATATTCAAGTGGAGAGATGTTAATAGATTTTGAAGGTTCTAGATCTTTATCAAGATTTATTTATTATAATGGATTATTTAGTGGACAAGCAAATGAAAGAGGGGGGAAATATATAAAAAAATATAAAAATATCCCATATGAAACAAATAGAGGAATCCGCCCAGGCCAAGATGATAAAAATATAGTTATTATTAATTTATGGGAATTTCCCCCTGACCCTTCAGTTGAAGAATTAAAACAATTTGTTATAAACGAAGAAACTGGAGAATATATTACAGGTGCAGAAATTTTATATGATAAAAAATTATTAGAAAGAGCAAGATTTCAATATTATGAAGAAAAAATGACAGGATCTTTAACTCCTTTAGAACCTGAATTATTAGAACCAACGGTTCCATTAGAATTTAACCCAAACCCTCCTCCAATGTATGAAGGAGAAAAAGGAAAAATATTACAGAATTTAACCATTCCCCCTGAATCACAACAAATTTTTGAATTTTCTGGATATAGGATTGAACCTGAAATTACTTATACTGTTATTCCTTTAAAAGGAAATCAAAAAACATTTAAAAGTTATACTAAATCTCTAAGATATTTAGATAAACAATATGAACAAAATTTATAAAATGTAAAAAGTTAAATGAATAAATATTTATTATTATATGAAAAATACACAGTTTAAAAAAATAATTAAAGAAGCAGTTAAAGAAGCTATTCAAGAAGAATTAAAAGAAATTTTATTAGAAGCTGTAAAAGCTCCTAAAGTTCAACCTATTAGTGAAAATAAAACTTCTAATACAATTTCATCAAACCCTTCTTTTAATAACCCAACAGAAGATGTTAGAAAAAAATATTCTGATATAATGGGAGAAACTGCTATAAGCATGACTAGTAGAAATGTTCCTAAATTTAATCCTCAAGGAGCTGATCCTATAAATGGAAATCTAGGAGAAGGAGAATTAAGCATGAATGAAATAACAAATTTATTAAATAGTAAATAATGCCTATTCTTCCTCCTATTCAAATTCCAACTAATGACCTATACCCTAATAGAGGAATGGGGATAGATATTCCTTTTAATAAACCTGGGGTGTTTACTTCAAATTATCTAACAAAAGACACGGTTAAAAATAATTTAATTAATTTTTTTTTAACAAATAAAGAAGAAAGGTATATGAACCCCACATTTGGAGGAGGATTAAGAGATTTTATTTTTGAACAAATATCTAATGATAATGTTGCTAATTTGCAATCCCAAATACAAGATCAATTAAATGTTTTTTTCCCAAAAGTAGAAGTAATAAGCTTAGAAGTAGGATCAAACCCAGATGATTATACAATTTCTGTCTTTTTAAAATATGCCGTAAAAAATACAAATATAATTGATAATATTACTATAGATTTTAATAAATAAAAATGGAAAAATTAAAAATAAATAGAGATATAAATTATTTAAATAGAGATTTTACTCAATTTAGACAACAATTAATTAATTACTCTAAAACCTATTTCCCTAACACGTACACAGATTTTTCTTCAACATCCCCTGGAATGATGTTTATGGAACAAGCATCATATGTTGGAGATATTTTAAGTTTTTATTTAGATAATCAAATTCAAGAAACTTTTCTTCAATATGCTAGACAAAGTAATAATATATATGATTTAGCTTATATGTTTGGTTATAAACCTAAACTAACATCCACTTCAACAACTACACTTGATTTATTTCAAGAATTACCTGCTGTTTTTGATGGAGTTTCTTATCATCCTGATTATACTTATGCTTTAATTCTTGAACAAAATTCCCAATTTGATTCAAATCAAAGTTCTCCTTTTATATCTCAAGATGTTGTTGATTTTACCTTTTCAAGTTCATTTGACCCAACAGAAGTAACAATTTCACAAACTTTAAATGGAAACCCTCAATATTATAGACTAAAAAAATCAGTAAATGTTATTCAAGCTGAAATTAAAACGGAAACCTATAAATTTTTTGATCCTGAACCATTCCAAACTAGAAATGTTAATGGGCAAAATATTATTAAGGTATTAGATGCTTATGACTCAAATAATAATGAGTGGACTGAAGTTGATTATCTAGGCCAAGAAACCATTTTAAAATCAGTAAAAAATACAAATATAAATGATCCTAACAGTGGTAAGGATGTTCCATATTTATTACGATTAGAACAAGTTCAACGTAGATTTGTAACTAAAGTAAGTAATAATGGGACTTTACAACTTCAATTTGGAGTAGGATCACCTTTAGATACAACAGAAGAAATAATACCAAACCCAAATAATGTTGGATTAGGATTACCTTTTAAAATAGATAAATTAACTACGGCATTTTCACCAACAAATTTTTTATATACAGGAACTTATGGTATATCTCCTTCTAATACTACTTTAACTGTTAGATATTTAGTTGGAGGTGGTGTACAATCTAATGTACCTGCTAATGATATAACTTCTTTAAGGGGTGATACTTTACGTTTTAATCAATATGGTTTATCAAATTCAACAGCCAATTACGTTTTTCAATCTTTTAATTTAACTAACCCAAATGCAGCTACTGGAGGAGGAAGTGGTGATGATTTAGAAGATATTAGACAAAAAACTATAATGATGGCTGCAACCCAAAATCGAACAGTTACCCCAAATGATTATTTAGTAAGAACTTTAAGTCTACCCTCAGATTTTGGTTCTGTAACTAAAGCACATATAGAACTTCCTCAATTAACTGATGATCAAGTTTCTACTATAGAAACATTAAATTTGTTTGTTTTGTCTCAAAATTCTAATGGACAATTAGATTATGCAGGTATAGGTTTAAAAAATAATATAAAAACTTATTTATCCCAATTTAGAGTAATTGGGGATAATATAGAAATTAGAGATGCTTTTATTATTAATATAGCTATAGACTTTGAAATAATAGTCCTCCCAGAATTTAATAATAATCAAGTATTAATAGATTGTGTTACTTCGTTACAATCTCATTTTGAAATTAATAAATGGCAAATAAATCAACCTATTTTTATAAGAGATCTTTATGTTAAATTAGATAGAGTTAAAGGAGTTCAAACAGTAAAAAATATTAATATAATTAATAAATCAGGAACAACTTCAGGATACTCAGCTTATGCTTATGATATACCCTATGCAACCCAAAATAAAGTAATTTATCCTTCATTAGATCCTAGTATTTTTGAAGTAAAATACCCTAATAGTGATATTAAAGGTCGGGTAGTTCCTTTGTAATATTTATATTTATAATAAAATACTGTAAATGGCTGTTTATAAATTATTCCCTTCTCAAGATGCTACTTTATATTCATATTACCCCTCAATGAATACTGGGTTAGATGCTATATGTGAAGTATCTAACCAACTTGACCCTCTTGTAGCAGGTGAAACTCCAATGGTTGCAAGGTATTTAACCCAATTTGATACTAATGAAATTCAAGATGTTTTATCTAATAAAGTAGGAAATGATTCATATGGAGTTTTCCTAAAAAATTTCATCTCAGAAGCCCAAGGTGTTAATTTAAACGTTAAAGTAGAAATAAGACCTGTAGCAGAATCTTGGAATAATGGTACAGGACATTATTTAGACAGCCCAAAAGTTGATAATGGATGTTCTTGGGGGTGGAGAAATTATTCTGGATCTGGGAAATGGGCTATGACTGGGTCTTTAAATGGATATTCAATTATTGGTTCTTATGATCCTTCATATGCTATTGCTGGGGGAGGAAATTGGTTTGCAGATGACTTAAATAACCTTTATGTAGCTACAGGGTATGTATCTCCTGGTTATGTAGGATCCTCAGGGAATAATCCTTATGGTGTAATTGGATACGTTACTCCTGGATATTGGCAAGGGGCTAATTTAGGATTATCATCAACTACTCAATCTTTTGCTTTAAGAAACACTAAAGATATAGAAGTTCCTGTAACTAATATAGTAGATGTATGGAATAATGAATCAATTCCAAACAATGGATTTATAGTAAAACTATCAGGTTCAGCTGAGTTTAATACAAGCTCATATGAACAACCTATTTTAAAATATTATAGTGTTGATACTAATACTATTTATCCTCCTTTATTAGAATTTAGATGGAGAGATTATACAACTACTATTTCTCCTACATCTTCACTTATTATAAATACTTCTGATATAAAAATTAATCTATCAGAAAATCCTCAAGCTTTTAACCAAAATGCTATAAATAGATTTTATGTAAATGTAAGTCCTTTATATCCTGCTAGAGTTTTCCAAACTAGTTCTTTATATACAGGATTAAATTATTTGCCTACTTCTTCATACTATGCTGTAAAAGATTTGGATACTAATGAATTTGTTATTAGTTTTGATGACCAATACACTCAGATAAGTGCTGATTCAAAAGGAAACTATTTTGACATTTATATGAATGGTTTAGAACCTGAAAGATATTATGCTGTTTTAGTTAAAACAATAATTAATGGTTCTACTCTAATAATTGATGATAACAATTATTTTAAAGTTGTAAACGGATGAATGATAATATAAAATTTGAAAATAAAGTATACACTAAAAATGAATATACTAAGTTAATAGATACTAATTCT